CAACATCGCTATCAAACGGAGCTGACCATGTACGCAGACCTTTCAGGCGGCTTCGAGTTCATCTCTGACACTGCTGCGCACACCGGCAGGTTCAGCAAGATCTATTTTAAAGAAGACACCGTGATTGACTCAATCACAGTCAAGAACGCAACCGGCAACAGCTTGGCTAGCGAGACCTTTGTAGCCGACACAGAGATTTGTGGAATCATCACAAGCATCACGCTGACTAGCGGTGCCTGCCTCGCCTACAACCTCTGATGGGCATTGCCTCTTCGCTGGTCAATGTTGCGGACAAGGTCATCACCAAGTTTGGTGGCGACGTAACGATTCGGTTCATCACGCCTGGCACCTACAACGCAACAACAGGCGAGGTAGGTGAAACCACAAGCGACAGCGAGGTGAAAGGCATACTTGAAGATGTGGTCAACAGAGAAGCAAACGAGCTGATTCAGGCCGGTGACAAACGTCTGACGGTTGCCGCAAAAGATTTGGACTCTGCCCCTAAAACAAAAGACAGGGTGCTGATTAGCAGTGTTGCTCATCAAATCATCAGCGTGACAACGACTGAGCAGGAGAACACTGCTATCACTTACGAGTTGATCCTGAGGGCATAGCGATGGCAAAGGAGATCCCACTTGAAGACATCGCTGACTATCTGCAAGAAAGCATTCGGCTGACGGTTGAGGCGACAGTTTTAGAAGCTGAGGGCAGAATTAAAAGAAAAACCCCTGTAAAAACTGGCAGGCTGCGGAATGCGTGGGTAAGTGAAGTGCCTAAGCGTGGTTTGTTTGGCGGCTTAAAGGGCCTTGACGGTGCAGTGACTAACAATGTTGTCTACGCCGAGCCGGTTGTTTACGGAACCAACCTTCCCCCGTCTTGGGGTGACGAATACCGGACAACGCAAAACACAGTTCCTGGGTTCCCGGACTTGATTGCAAAGGAGCTGGAATCGTGGGCTAAGGATAGATTTCAAGACATCCTGAAGAGGTAAGCGATGGCAGCGGCAGATCTCAACACAATCAGGGCGACCATTGAAGGCCGGCTGGCAACTGAGCTAGCTAAAACCCCGCCAACCCCGGTAGTGTTTCACAACATGCCGCTTGAGCCGACTCCTAGTGGATCATTTGTTCAATGCTTAACCAGCTTTGGTTCAAGCGAATATCTGAGCCATGGCTTGTCTTCAAACTCACGAAACCGGATTGTTGGTTTAGTGGTCATCAATATCTTTTCCAGCAAGGGCGTAGGCCCTGGGGCTAATTACGTTATTGGTAAACGCATTCGTGACCTTTACAATAGGGTGAACGTGTCGGGGGTTTTCTTCGACGCCCCAATCGGTCCAGAGGCACTGGCTACACCAGCACCCGAGGGCTATTTTCAAACACAGGTCCGTGTGACCTTTGAATCCATCGAGGAACTCTGACCATGGCCACCATCCGAGGTGAATCCGGTTCTGTCCAGTTTGAAACTGGGTCAGGCAGTCTTGGCGCAGTTGTTGGCACCCGAAGCTGGAGCCTGACAACCACAAAAGAAACGCTTGACACCAGCGTTCATGGCAATACTTTCCGTCAGTTTGTCGGCAGTATGATCAGCGGCTCTGGCACTGTTGAGCTGGTGTATGACCCAGACGCAACCGGACAAGCCTCTTTCATTGAGGACGTAGTGAAGACAGGTGACGCGGCGGATGCGTCGTTTGAGCTGTTTACTACTGGCAGTTCTACGGGTACTGATTCTCTTGCCTTTGGTGGAATCATCACCGACATGGAAATCAGTTCTACGGTTGGAGAGCTTGTGGTTGTTAGCTGCAGTTTCATCACCAGCGGCACTATCACTTCCAACCTTCAGTGAGGGGGCTATATTTAAGCGGCAAATGTGTTGCTTAAATGCCTGCTACTGAACGGACGGTTGACTTGCTGGTTGGGGCGTTTGATCTCAACCAGCGCCGCAAGTACGAACTAAAAAATGAGGCAGGCGACAAGGTTGTTGACCTGTACTTCAAACCGATCACACGCGCTGATCGCAAGAAAGCTCAAAGCCTTGCCGGAACAGAAGAGGCTTTGGTAATCAGCACGCAGATGCTTTGCCAGATGGCCGAGCTTGAGGATGGCTCAAAAGCTTTTGCCGCTGCTGATGCTGAGAAGCTGCAGCGCAAGTTGCCCGAGTCTGTGCTGAACGATGTTGAGCTGTTCTTGTTTGGCCTTGGTGATGAGGCTGCGCTTGACGACGTAAAAAACGACTGAAGCAGGACAAGTGGGCTTACTTTGAGTTCTTCTTGGCCTGCGAGCTTGGCATGACAGTCAGCAGGCTTCGCAATGAATTAACCGATGCGGAGCTGGTTCATTTTGCTGCGTACTTTGAGCTGAAGGCTGAACGAGAAGAGAAAGAAATGGATCGCGCAAAGCAGAGACGGAGGTAGCATTGGGGCACTGCTGAGTGGCTCGTGGCTGAATCCGTCCTCAGGTTTAGGGTTGAAACCAAAGACGCAAACGCCAAGATAAATCGCCTGGAGCAGCAGGTCAAAAAGCTTGAGGTCGCAGTTAAGGGCGCGGGTGGTTCTACAAAAGTTGCAGGAACTGGGTTTAAGGCTTTTGGCAGTGGTGCACAGGCGGCTGCTGTTGGTGCGCGTGGTTTAGGTGCTGCACTGAGCACAGCGTTGGGACCCCTGACTGCTGTGGTGGCGGCTGCTGCCAGCTTGGGGCAGGTCTTTGGTGTTTTGCGTCAGCAGGATTTTTCTGAAGCCAAGGTGCGTTCCTTGGGCGTCAACAGCAAAGAGCTGACAGCCCGATTAAAAGATGTGAGCGGTGAGCTGTCTGGCCAAGCAAGTGTTTTAGACCTGACTGGTGCTGCTTACGACGTGGCTTCTGCAGGTTTTAACAATGCAGCGGACGCATCGAAGATCTTGAAAGCGGCCAGCCAAGGTGCCACTGGCGGTTTCTCTGACATCAACACCGTTGGCGATGCAACAACGTCTGTCTTGAATGCTTATGGCTTAGAAGCAGACAAGGCGAGCAAATTGGTTGATGGGTTCATTCAAACCCAAAATGATGGCAAGATTGTTATCGGAGAGTATGCCGCCAACATTGCCAAGGTGGCTCCAATTGCCTCTGCGTTAGGTGTGCCACTTGAGGAGGTTAACGCCGCTGTAGCGCAGATAACTGGAGGCGGTGAAAAAGCGGAAGTCACGTTCACGTCACTTAAAAACGCATTTGCTCAAATTGCTGGGGGCAAAGTAGGCAAAGAGTTTGAGAAATTTGGTGTTGAAATTAACGCAGCCACACTTAAAAGTGATGGCTTAGCCGGCACGCTTGAAAAAATTAAAAGCACTGGGGCTGATACTGGGGAAATCATCAAAGCATTTGGCATTGAAGGAGGCCAGGCAATTATTACTTTGCTAGGCAATACAGAAAAATATAATGAGTTATTAGAAAATCAAAAAAACTCACAAGGCGCGGCAGCAAAGGCGGCTTTCACCGCGTCAGATACTATTGATGGCCAGCTAAAACGTCTTACCACTGCCTTCCAAAATTTGTTTTCTGATCAATCAGAGTTAGGTGTAATTATCAAAGAAACTTTCAAAGTGGCGGCGGTCACTGTTGAGGTTTTAACTGCTGCGATCAACCAAACATTAGCACCTATTCGGGCGATTTTTGCCGCTGTCAATCAGGTTGGCATTGCTATAAGTGAAGCATTAGGAGTTGACGGAACAGACGCAGCATTCAAGCTTGAGCAAGGCTTCCAGCAAGTGCTAAAAATTACTCGCAGAATTCAAAGTTTTATCATCGGGTTAGGCGTAAGAATCGGCAAAGTAATTGGAAAATTATATGCGTTTATTATCAATGGAGGCAAAGATGTCGCGAAAGGTTTGGTAGGTGCATTTTCGGGGTTATTTAGTCGGATTGTTTCCTTAATTCAACAAGCATACAACTTTATACCAAAGCCGATTCGCGATTTTATTGAAGGCAAGGTAAAGGTGGTCACCGATGCGGCGGGCGCATTAGTAACTTCTGCAACAGGTTTTGTGCAAGAAACAGTCGCTTTAGGGCAAGGGTTTACGCCTGGCGCTGGAACAGGCTCTGGAGGCTTCCAAGATGCATCGAATGGTGTTTCACCTACAGGCGGAGTATTGGGTAAAGGGAGCAAATCGAAGAAAAAAGAAGACCAGGACAAGGAAGCAGACCGGCTTAAGAAAATTGCAGAAGCACACGAAAAAAGGGTGCTTAGCCTTGACAATCAACGCCTGCTTGCTTCTGCTTTGAACGAGGAAGAGCGCATAAAGTTTGAGCGTGACATTGAACTTGCGGAGCTTGCAAGAAATGCAAAAGGGCTTTCTCAAGAACAACTCGATTTAGAGATTCAAAAAACTCTTGCTTTGCACGACCAAATTGATGATACTAAGCGGCTAAAAAAAGAACAAAAAGACGCTGCAGACGCACTTAAAAAGGCACAAGATGAGGAGAAAAAAAGAGTTGATGATCTGAACGCTAAATATAAAGAAGTCGGTGACGTTATCAAAAACGGCGTAGGCAACGCAATCAAAGGTGCGATCGACGGAACGATGTCTCTTGCAGAAGCCGCAAAAGGAATTCTTGATGATTTGATGAGCAAACTGATCGATTTTGCTATCAACGCAGCTTTTGCGGGGCTTGGCAGCACTGGGGGGATTCTTGGCAAGTTGTTCGGGCCTTCAAGAGCAAACGGAGGCACGGTCAAGCCTGGCCGCGCTCATCTTGTTGGCGAACGTGGTCCTGAGTTGTTCACGCCAGGCAGGACCGGCAGCATCACGCCAAACAGCGCCCTAGGCGGCTCTAACATTGTTGTGAACGTCGATGCCTCTGGCTCTAACGTTGAAGGCGATTCTGATCAGGCAGGACAACTTGGCAAGTTGCTTGGCGCTGCTGTTCAGGCAGAGCTGATTAAACAGAAACGTCCTGGAGGTTTACTCGCATAATGGCAACTTTTCCCTCAATCACTCCCGCTTACGGGATTCAAAAATCAAGCGCACCCGCCACCCGCACGGTGCGTTTCGGTGATGGCTACGAACAACGCACAAGCCTAGGACTTAACCAAAACCCAAAGGTTTTCAGCCTCACTTTCAATGTGTCAGAAACTGACTCAGACACCATTGAGACATTCTTAGACGCAAGAGCTGCAGATAGCGCAAGCTTTGACTTCACGCCGCCAGGCGAAGGAAGCAGCTCCAAGTTTGTTTGCGAGGAATGGAGCAAGTCAATTCCGTACTTGAATCGCGCCACAATCCAGGCAACATTCAGGCAAGTCTTTGAACCGTAATGGCTGTTGCTGCTTGGGCTGCTAGTACCGCTTTCGCTGTTGGCGATATTCGTCGTGCGAGCGTTACGCAGAACAGCGGCTTGGTGTTCAAATGCACCACCGCTGGAACGTCGGCCAGTTCAGAGCCAACGTGGCCGACTGACATTGGCAGCACAGTCACCGACAACACTGCTGTTTGGACTGCAATTAGTTCTGTTTACGCCGACCTGTCAGGGCTGGCGCTGAACGCAATCATTGAGCTGTTTGAGCTGCATTACGACAACACACTGCACGGCAGCACAGACATTTTGCGGTTTCATGCAGGCAGCAACGCAGATGTAGACGGGAACATTGTTTGGTCGGGCAACTCTTATGTTCGCTTGCCAATCAAGGCGGAGGGCTTCGAGTACACGAACACCGGCACGCTGCCACGCCCCACGCTGACCGTTGCCAACCTAAACGGGGGGATTACTGCGCTGCTGCTTGGGGTCAACACAACAACCCCCGGCAACGATTTGACAGGCGCAAAGATCAAAAGGATTCGCACCTTGAAACGGTTCCTTGATGGCGAGACTGCAGCGGACCCATACGCGACATTCCCCGTTGAGGAATGGTTTGTGGATCGGAAAGCAACTGAAACCCGAGACGTGGTTAGTTTTGAGCTTGCCAGCAAGTTTGATTTAGACAATAAGCAGCTGCCAAATCGTCAGGTGGTGGCAAACATCTGTCAGTGGGAATACAAAAGCTCAGAGTGCAGCTACAGCGGCAGCGACTTTTTCGACGTAAATGATGACAGCGTGAGCACTACAGCTCAAGACAAGTGCGGCAAGCGGCTTAGTAGCTGCAAGAAAAGGTTTGGAGAAAACGGCGAGTTGCCATTTGGCTCATTCCCTGGAGCGGGGCTGCTCTCATGATGTTGCCACCGTCTCTGATGGAAAAGATCCAGGCTCATGCAGCCGAGGAAAGCCCCAAGGAATGTTGCGGGCTAGTGGCGGTGGTCAAAGGTCGCCGCAAGTATTTCCCGTGCAAAAACCTGGCAGTCACACCTGAGGAGCATTTCGCGTTGGACCCGCTGGACTATGCAGCAGTGGAAGACCAAGGCGAGATCGTTGCTGTTGTCCATAGCCACCCAGTCACAAACCACGCACCATCACAGGCTGATCGGGTGGCGTGTGAGCAAAGCGGGTTGCCTTGGCACATCATCAACCCAAACACCGGCAACTGGGGTTACTGCGAGCCAGAAGGCTTTGAGCTGCCCTACGTGGGCCGTGAGTTTGCCCATGGGACGGTTGATTGCTACAGCCTGTGCCGCGACTGGTACAAACGCGAGTGGGGCCTTGAGCTGAAGAACTATCCAAGGCGTGATCAGTGGTGGGAGAACGGCCAAAATTTGTATCTGGATAACTTTGAAAAAGAGGGCTTCCACCGCATCCCAGTGTCAGAGCTGCAGCGGGGCGATGCGCTGTTAATGCAGCTGTCTTCGCCTGTGCCTAACCACGCAGCGATCTACATCGGGGATCAGCAGGTTTTGCACCACGTTCAGGGGAGGCTGTCTAGCAGGGACGTTTTCGGCGGGTATTATTTGAAGAACACTGCGTGCGCCTTGAGGCATGAAAGTCGTTAAGGTCTACGGCGCATTGCGAGAGCAGTTAGGGCAAGGCCGGTTTGAGTTTGTAGCTGATACACCTGTGCAGGCATTAAAGGCTTTGTTGGTTAATTTTCCGGGCCTTGATAAGTGGTTGATAGATAGTGAAAAAAGAGGGGTTGCATATCGGGTAACAGTCGGTAAGCAGCCCGTTCATAATGCAGACGTGTCTGAATTATTTCTGCCGTGGAGTGAACAGCAGGTTTTTTGCATCACGCCAGTAATTACAGGTGCAGGTAGTGGTACCGGCATGTTTTTGGCAGGTGCTGCGCTTGTCACGCTTGCAATTATTAACCCTGCTGTTGGTTTTGGCTTAGGGGGTGCGATGGGGTTTGGGGCGGCTGCAGGTGCAGGTCTTGGCGCCACACTGATTGCGGCTGGTGGAACTCTCGGCCTGGCTTTGATGATTGGCGGAGTTGCACAAATGATTTCGCCAACGCCTAAGCCGCCGGGTTTAGTTGAGCAAAACGAGGCAGCTCGTTTGGAATCAAACAGCTTTAGCGGCATTGTCAACACCACCCGGCAAGGCGTGCCCGTGCCTATAGCTTATGGGCGCGTGTTTGTTGGCGGAGCAGTAATTTCTGCTGGACTTGACGTTGACCAGGTTTGACAATGGCTGAATTCAAATACATTGCAGGCGCAGGCGGCGGCGGTGGCGGCGGCGGCAAAGGCGGTGGAGGTGGAGGCCGCAGCGGTGGCGGCAGCAGCACGCCAACTGAACAGGATGATTCGCTTCAATCAAAACAGTTTGGCAACGTCCTTGACCTCATTAGCGAAGGCGAAATTGAAGGGTTAGACGACGGCAACAAAAGCGTGTTTCTTGATGGAACGCCTATCCAAGATTCTTCAGGCAACAACAACTTCTCAGGTTTTACTGTCGTCACCCGAAACGGCACACAGGCACAGACTTACATCCCTGGCGTCTTTGCAAACGTAGAGAATGAGGTTTCTGTTGGCGTAGAGGTAACTAACGCCAGCCCTGTCACTAGGCAGATCACTGATACTAATGTTGACCGTGCTCGCATAACTATCACCGTCCCATCGCTTCAACGGTTTGAAGATGATGGAGACATTGTTGGCACAAGTGTCAGTTTAAGCATTCAAGTTCAATACAACGGCGGCGGCTTTAACACAGTCAAGTCAGATACAATCAGCGGCAAAAGCAGCAGCCAGTACCAGCGTGATTATCTGATCACATTGTCTGGAGCTTTTCCCGTAGACATCAAAGTTGTTCGTAACACTGCAGACACAAGCAGCACAAAACTGGCGAATAAAACTAACTGGGCAAGTTTCACTGAAATTATCGATGCAAAGCTGCGTTACCCAAACAGCGCCTTAGTTGGTTTGCGGTTTGACTCTCGGCAGTTCAACGCAATCCCGCAGCGTAAGTATTTAATCCGAGGAATCAAGGTCAGAATTCCAAGCAACGCAACCGTTGACACAACAACCCATCTCGGAAGAATCACGTATTCCGGCGTATGGGATGGCCAGTTCCAAGCAGCAACCTGGACAAACGATCCCGCGTGGTGCTTATTTGATTTGCTTACGGATACCCGCTTTGGGTGTTCCGTGCCTGAATC